ATGAACATCGGTAAAGCAATCATCAACTACGCAGCGCGTCGCAACATGGACATTACCTTGATTGGGGATGAGACCGTGGCGTTCTGGGAAGCGGATAACGATTGTGAATGGATGTTCTCCTACATGATTGGTAATGATGGTTTCCTCCACTTTAAAGGCAATGTGTATCTGCCGCAGGATATTAAAGAAGAATTACCAGCGTGCATCGATACAGACAAGAAGCTGAAAGAAGTAATCAACTTTATCGCTAAAGAGTTTATCAGCAAGAAGTAATGTCTAATTTGGCTGGTACTATTCCCGCCGATTTAAACGGAATACAGACAATGTTCAATATTATGACTCGTAAATTTGGTGAGATGACTTTCGAGAAAGCTGGTGTTGCTCGTACCGAAGAAGAAGCAATGGCCTTAGTTCTGGTAGCACTGAGATCATCAACTGAGATTATCGACGCTGAATATGTAGCCGCAGAAGGTGAGATTAACGAGATTAAAGCGGTGGCTAAGGAATTAGGTGTTAAAGGTTTCCGTAAGCTGAGACTATCCCGCGAGTCATATGTAATTGGTAAGCAAGGACAATACCTAGATGAGAATACCGTGATTATTCTACTGAATAAGATCACCCGCTACGGTTGGAAGATTGAGCAATATAAAACATGTTTCGAATTATACGAAAAAGGTTTGCTGGATACTCTGACCATCGTTCGCGCTTAATTAATTTCTAATTTGGTGGGTGTAATTCCCACCGCTTTTTAAATGGAGAATCAAACATGTTAGCTTTTATCTCATTCGTGGGAGGTAGTCTCACAACCATGATTAGTCTTTCTTATATTGTCGTTAGTATGGGGTGAGCAATGAAACAATTTCATGATGGCATTTCATCTAAGACATTCAAGAAAGAATATTCGCTGTGTATTAACTGGATTGATTTGATTGGTGCGGTTGTGTTTGGTCTGATTATTAGCATTAACTTTTAATGATATAAATATATCGTAATTCAAACAACAAGAGGAAATTCTACTATGAAAAAGATTATCGCTGGTGTTGTTCTTGCTCTGGGTTTGGTTGGTGCTGCAAATGCTAATACCTATTATGTGTGTAATTCCTACTTCGAACATAAAGGAGATGATACACAATATCTTCGTGATGGCGACCGTTATTATCATGCACCGTCTGGAAAATATCGTGGTTTTATCGGTGTGAAAGTTCGCGTGAATGATGATAATAGTCAATTTGCTTTCAACGATCCGGTATATGATAAGACAATCAAAAGCCCTAAATTGAAAGAAGATAAGAACGAGAAAGAAGAATATTATGGTTCCGAAGATGGTAAATCCTACATCAAGTATCTGCATTCTGTTGATGGCGCGCCTATATTTGATGTTAAAAAAGGTGATACGTCTTATTCCCTGATTAGCTGCCGTGAAATTCTTTAATCTTTAATCACCTAGCCCCTATCGTTATAATACGCGGTAGGGGCGTTTTTGTTTGGAAATGGTATGAAAACTAAACTGTATTCGTATATTCGTTTCTCGTCTATGCGTCAGAATGATGGTTCGAGTTATGAACGACAAATCAGGATGGCTAGAGAGATTGCGGTAAAGTATGACCTTGAACTGGTAAATGATTATCAGGATCTGGGTGTATCTGCGTTTAAGGGTGCTAACTCCAAAACAGGGGCGCTATCTCGTTTCCTTGATGCAATAGGTAGATCCGTTCCTGTTGGTAGCTGGCTATTCATCGAAAACTTGGACCGTTTATCCCGTGCCGATATTGTCAGTGCGCAGGAGTTATTCCTTTCAATCATCCGTAGGGGGATAACCATTGTTACTGGCATGGATAACAAGATCTACTCGCTGGATACTGTTACCGCTAACCCGATGGACCTGATGTTCTCCATCCTTTTATTCATCCGTGGTAATGAGGAAAGCCAGACTAAGCGCAATCGTACTAACTCAAGCGCACTGATTAAGATTAAAGCTCATCAAGAAAATCCACAAAATCCGGCTGTTGCAATCGAGGAAATTGGAAAGAATATGTGGTGGACTGATACCACATCTGGTTATGTGCTTCCTCATCCGGTCTTCTTCCCTATTGTTCAGGAAGTTGTGGAATTACGCAGGAATGGACGGTCAACCGCCGAGATACTGGATCACCTTAACGCGACATACACACCACCACCAGCCGCAAGTCACAAGAGGCATTCAAACTGGTCACGGGCAATGATTGAAAGGTTGTTCCATACCCGCGCTTTGATTGGTATCAAGGAAATCTCTGTAGATGGCGTTAAGTATGAGTTAAAGGATTATTATCCTCGTGTGCTAGATGACGCTGAGTTTTATCACCTTAAGAAAAGCATTGGTGTTAGAGCATGTAACTTTGGAGACAAAGAAGAAGTTAAACCTATTCCCTTGCTTAGTGGTGTTGGTCTATTGAAATGTGAACATTGCGGTTCCGCTATGGTTAAGGTGAAAGGAACAAACAGACGGCCTAACCAATATCGTTATTCATGCGATGCAATGCGCTCTAGTCGTATTGAATGTGTGCATACAAACTGGAGTTTTCGCGGCGACCAATTAGAGAAAGCTGTATTGCAATTGCTGGCTGATAAAATCTGGATTGCTGAAGATAAGGCTAATCCGGTTCCGGCTTTGAAAGTACAGATTGATGAAATATCACGCAAGATTGATAACCTGATTACCCTTTCTGCTATGACAGGAGCAACGAAGGAGCTAGCCGATCAGATTACTACCCTCAATAGCGAGCGTGAAACACTCTACAATCAAATTAAGATGGCAGAAGAGGAAATGTATTCTGTTGACTCTCAAGGCTGGGAGAAGCTCGCAGAATTTGATTTAGAAGATGTTTACAACGAGGATCGCATTAAGGTCCGGTTTAAGATTAAGCAAGCTCTAAAACGGATCGGGTGTAGCAGGATTGACAAGTACAAAAACTTGTTTGTACTGGAATACATCGATGGCAAGACCCAGAGAGTTGTAATAGAAAATTCAAGAGGACCGAGGAAAGGCCGGATCTTCGTTGATTTGAAGACTATCAATGATAGGCAGATTCTGGAGAGTAACGGGCTTGTTCTGCATCCATGTTTAGACATGCTGACAGATAAGAACTGGAAACCAGAAGAAGAAATACCAGGTCCATTACAGGAATTTGGAATTTAAGCTAATGAAGATGATTAAGATTTTAGGTTTGATTTTATCTATGAATTCTTGCCTGGCATTGGCAACCGTAGACCAAGAAATGCGTAGACCGCTAACCTATAGAGAAGATGCTTTCATTGATGGAGCACATAAGACATTGAAATTGCTATGTCAAAAGACCACCAGTAATTACGATGAATACAGAAAATGTTATGAGGAATCACTAGACATTTATTCTGATGAGGTGAGAAAGATTTTCATAGAACAAGAAAATAAATCATAGGCGGCCTAAATCGCCGTATAACGAACCAAACGCTTTAAGGGGTACATTTGTACCCCTTTTTAATTTAATTGCGTTAGAGAGTCTATAATTGGCTTAAATCAAGCTCTAGGTCTTCCGGTTCTTTCATTACTTCAACCAGAGACGGATCTACTTCGTCAAAAACGACTTTATCGTCTGCGGTATATTTGTCTATAATGAAAAAATGGTCAGAAATATAGCTAACGTCGCCAGCATATTCTAACAAAAAAGCGCCCACCAGAGGCGCTTTTGTTTTATCCATTCCACCGTGATTTTTTTGATCTGGAATCGATATGCGTAAATGTTTTATATTTTCCTAAGCCGTATTGAGTAGGATATTTCCCATCAAGATAAGCATGAACAATATCAGGTGAGACACCCTTGATAACAATGTCAGCCGCGCGGCCTCGAACGTGATAGCTATTGGCTGCCCCGCCTACATTCTTGTTATGAGTCGGGCAACGGTTGCCACTGTTAATAATCACTGGTTTACCGAAGTGCTCTCGTACATCCTCAAGAATTACCAGTAATTCAGCGTCGATTGTATCATAATCACATTTTCCGCATTTACATTTAAATTCCTTGCGAGAAAAATGTTTGCTTAACATATTACCCCCTTAGATCATTTCGAAGATATAACCAATAAAGCGCATACCCTTGATATAATAAGGAGCAGTGCCTACACACACCGCGCGTGCATCGCCCAGACAATTAAAGCTATAAGGATTAACTACATCGACTTCTTGCCCGACACGAAAACGATACTTAGGACGTTTAGCCAATGTAGCGACACAAAACACGGTCCCTTTTTCATGATCGCGGATACATTCTTTATATTGTTTATGTTTAACTCTCTTCGCCTCAAAATCATAGGTCATTGATTCTGGGCTAATGCCATTAATAAAAATACCGGAAAGCTGATCGACCGGATAAGTAGGAAATTCAGTGAAAATATTTTTAGCCATGTTATACCCCCATAAGATTCTATGAGGGTATTTATGGATTAAACATATCTCATGCGCGATTTAATGTGCTTATTAATGTTCTTAAGCATCATTTCCTCGTTGCTTTCCCACGATCCTAGCGTCGAATAACGAGTAGAAATTTTATCCGACTTAACGGCAACAATTCGCTTACTCTGTTTCTGGATGCGTTTCTCTAAGCGACGTTTTGCCACCGCCGATCCATTCCTAGCGCGTTTGGTTCGGGATTTCTTAGGCTTGTACTTCTTCATGATAAAAGTCCCTTCCTTGTTCTCTACCTTGATGAAGTTGCCGTTTTCGAGGTTACGCATCATCCTCCCGCCTTTGATGGCCTTAATGTTCCCGTGGGCGTCTAAGACCTTACCGTTGGCAATTGGCACTAGCTTATTGATTTTGCCACCATCGAAATAGTGTTTCAGATAGTCGTCCTGACTGCCGATCTTCTTGTCCTTATCCCTTGCGCCCTTAATGAAGATTTGGTGTCTCGTCCCTGATCGGTTCTTGTAGTTGGTATTACCTACAGCTTGCTGAGTCCAGCGAGTAGGTCTATCAACATTCTTGTTAATCTTCTTCTGGAGTGCTCTGGAAGCAAAGATCGCCCCTTCCCCTATCGCCCTTTCGAATGTATCAGTTGCCTTTTCAGACCATTGCCGCAACGCTTTCTTAGTCCTTAGAGCGTTTCGTTTATTGGTACTGATTGCCATGTTAGCCCCCTAATAACGAAAAGACCCCCGCCAGTGTCCTTAGCAATTGTTCATCCACGGTCATAGCCGGGAGTTCAAGCCCAAAGGACGTTAGCAGAGGTCTAATAGCTACGTTATAAGTGAGGGCGACAATCAAGAGATAACCAAAATATTTCTTAAGTTTATTCTTCATATATTCACCCCTTTTATTATTATTTTTGTCTGAGTAAATCGATAACTTGGTCAAATTTAGCGTCCATCGCAACCACTTTCTTCTCTATACCGTGTAGTGTTTGTTCCATTTGGTAAACACGTTCAGCAATCTGAGTATGGTTATTCTGCATCGTCTCAAACTTCTGGTTTAACAATGCGTCGCTGGATTCCAATTTAGATAACCTATTTTCTGTTGCTAATTGATTTCGGTGGAGTCTCCAAAGCCCACCGCAAATTAAGGCGATAACACCGATACCGCCATATATAATTTCAGTCATTACGCCCCCGATATTTTTATATAGTTTAATGGCAAAATTATTTAGATAAAAATAATCCCGCCTAACTCAAAAGAATTAAGCGGGATTAATTATTAGAATTAAATTTTAAGAAACAGAAATACCAGTAGCGGCTTTCTTAGTTACCATTACCGTTAGATCGCTGATATATGCACTTGGGGTATAGTTGTTAACGCCCTTACAGTAAACTTCAAAAGTCATTGTTACTGCCCCGTGTCCGGCTGGCATGTCAATAACTCCACTGTACATACAGCCAGAAGTTGCAGTGCGATCATATAGAACACCACCATTTTTCTTAACGATTAGTCGGCAAGTATCCCAATGATCGCTACTTTCGCCACGACGAACAGACCCGTTATGATGAATCGCTGGAATCACTATTTGGCGATCGAATGGATGATCATCTTCGACCCTTACAGTGATTGCACCATCAGGCCAGTTTGGTTGGCGATGCGGGAAACTCCTACCAACCACTTTCACGAAGTCACCACGCACCTGATTAGCATCAAGCATACCCAAAATGCGGCAACTTGAATTAATCGTTACGTTGTTCATTTCGCCGGAATCAGCCACCAAATGACCACGAATATTAGCGTGTCTAAAATGGCAAGTGCCATCTTTGCCAATATACCATCCATCGTTACCATTCCAGTTATAAGACTGGATATAGTTACCAATTTTAGCATTATCGATAGAGCCATCAATAATATGACCTGTTCCGATCTGTGCGTGCTGGATGTGAGCACCGTTAATCTGGGCTGTGCCGATCTTAGCCGTAGTGATACTAGCATCACTAATCTGGGCGGTTCCGATCGCTGCATTACGAATCATTGCATTATCGAGATAAACCTTGTTATCTTCGATACCAAACGGACAAACTTCTGATCCGTCTTGTGGAGCTACCGCGATTTTATCAGCCGTAAAGATGATTCTCGTCGGTTGTGCTGGATCGTTGGTTGCGCTCATATGAATACCAGCCACGCGACCATCTGCATTAACTGCCAGATTATATTTGCTGTTAATGGTTCCCTTCAAAGCATCGATTTTTACATCTGCTTCCTGATTCACACCAGCAATCTTACCATCCATTTCTACCCGAACTTGATCAATCTTGCTTGCGCTTGCTGCCTCACTGGTAGCAATTGCTTGTTTCAGGGTAGTAGCGGATGCGCTAACTTCTTTGGTGATATCGCCTTTCAGTTCAGCTTTAACCTGATCAATCTTAGTTGCGCTGGCTTGCTCACTGGTAGCAATCAGACTCTTGAGAGTATCGGCTGAGGCTTGGACCGTCTGCCCTGTCTCGGTAGTAATCTGTTTATGCATTGCATCAATCTTAGCATCGGCATTAGCGCCAGCTTGAGCAATAGCATCCGCGATGGTTTCATCTAAGCGATCTTGTAAACCGATCAGGTCTTCCAGTGCTTCTTTGTCCTGATCGTCCCAACTAATGGTAGATTTCATTTGCATGAAATACGGTTCGGACCAAACAGCATCATCCATACCGAAAATATCGTAGTGAGCACCACGGATATAATAATCACCGTCAGCAATATCAAAGGAAGTATGGCTAACACTATTCGTGCTTACTGCCCTTGCATCTGAGAAAGTGTTATCGGTTGCATACTGGATGATTGACCCTGCATAGTCATGTTCTACGTCATCCGCCCAGCTAACAAACGCAGTATTAAAGCCACCACGCGCACTAAAACCTTTCATTGGCTTATGCTGTGGGTTAATAGCCACTAAACGCGCTGGGGCGCTTACAGAGTTGTTATAACCCTTAGCGGATACTTCTACCGTCAATTCACGGGAAAGGCCGTTAAACTGGTTCATATCGAGCGTATAGGTCCATGATTCAGGATCGCGGGTACGGTACTGAATAGACTTACCAGCCTTGTTAGTTACCTTGATAATGTAGGCTTCAAACAGGTCACTAAACTTGTTAGTTTCACCGTTGATAACCACATCTAAGGCTTGCTGATTGTCCCATTCAATAATCAGATCGTTGCCTTCGAAAGTACCAGGTGAACTACCCTGATTTTTGATGCGGATCGCTGGCGTAGGCAGTTCATAGGTAACTTCTGGATTCTGGTTAACCAATTCCACCCATTCGGAACGAGCAATAATACCGAAAGCACAAACGCGGTAATCGTAGGAACGATCTTTAGCCAGTGCATTGATATTGAAAATTTGCTGTGAAGTCTGTCCCAGCTTAATCCAGTTAGGTGATCCACTCACTTTGTAATCAATCTGGAAACCGTAGCGGTTGAAATCTTCCGGTGCATCCCATGTCAAAGTTACGTTTTTACCGTGGATTGTCTCACCAGTTGCCTTAATTCTGAAATTAGTCGGTTTCTGTACTGTCATTGAATCCGGTAAACCAGTAGGTCTATTGTCTGGATTCGCCGCATAGTTCAGGTCAGTATAAACCTGAGAATTATATTCTGTGGCGGTGATAGTCATCATCCCAGCAATACCAGAATCAATAGAGCGATCAATTGCAGTAATACGCCAAAGTGAATTATTCAGTTTTAATTCATCATAGGTTACGCTAATAACATCCCAAACTTCGGCAGTGAATGCGTCAGTAGTCATAAAGCTGATAACCTGAGTGATACGAGATTTATTTCGTTCTACACTCGCGAGTTTATCAATCTGGGCTTTAGACTTAACAAAACGATATTCAATATCTTTAGCGATAATTCGACCATCTTGACGAATAGTAGCATCGTTTTCAGCATCAGCCGGATAACGTAGCATTTGCTCGGAATAGTCGATTGATGGTTCTTGATACATCGCGTTAATGGTATTGAAATAACCGTTAGTGCCACCTGTTTTCAGTGATACCTTACCCATCATGATATTGTCTTCATTGAAGGTATGCTTAACAATATCAGGAGCATCCAGTTTCAGGGTAATTCTTCCGAAGGATTCGAACATCACCCCGCCGAAAGTCTGCATGAGATTAGTTAAGTTCTCTTTAAAGCTGGCGTTCGGATCACATGCACCGTTTGAATGCAAATCCATCTGGCGTACTTGTTTACGTACTTTCAGGAATGAATCAACGTTGATGTTTTCAATTGGTACGGATAAGCCATATTTTTCATTTGTTAGGTAGTGGAAAATCTGGTCCACGCCGTTAGTGCTAGCCTCAATAGCATTAGTTTCAAGGTTACGAATCTTTAAGCCCATAACATCGACCGCTACCTGGCTATTTGGTTGAAGGATATCAACACCAGCAGCCAAAGATTTGTCATCACGACGTAAAACAATACACATGGTCGCAATGCCGTTACCCTGATACCGATCATCCCAATCTGCGCCCAAATGATGTTTAGCCAGATCTAATGCAGTGTTAGGATTTTTACCAGTGCGAAACTCGACTTCTAAAACTTTGCGATACTCGTCTTTAATGTTTCCTTTATCGAGAATGCCATCACGAATTGTCATATTCTGGCTAATGAGAACGTTTTTATTATCGATGTGCAGTGCTTTAAAGTGATCGATCTCACCTTCGGCAATAGCAAAAATTTGTACCAGTTTGTTGTTTTCACGCTGTGAAATTGCTTTGTAAACGCAGATTGCACCCGTGCGGGTAGTACCGAAAAGAACGGGTAATACTGTCTTAGGATCGTTTGATGTTCCTAGTGTCACCGCATTATCTGGGCTTTGTACTTTCGGTGTTTTTGGTGCGCCTACAGTGGAAGCGATCAAGGTCATTGCACCAGCAGCCATACCGATAGCGACTGCGGTCATAACAGAAAATGTTGCGGCTGCCGCCATCCCCGCCGAAGCACCAGCGATCACCGCGCCTACCAATATTTCAAATCCCATTATTCACCCCCGAATCTATAAACTTGTTCATAGTCAATGTCTGAAACAGGAATGGTCATCCAGATACCATCTTCTTCAACGAGGCCATAACCGGAATAATGAGGAACTACGGAATAATATTTGCGGTTTCCTAATTTGTGGGCTGTGACCAGTAAGTCGCCGTCCTGTAAATCATCAGTGACTAATTTGAAATGTTTCTTAATTGGTTGAAGGATATTTGTGTATCCGCTTAATTCTTTGCAGATTTTCAAGCCTTCTTCTTTAGTTGAATATTTTTTATAAAGAGAATTATATAGGTCAGTACCAGCGAGAATATCGATTATCTTACATGCAATTATATTGCAATCATTCTCGCCTTGAACGAACTCCTGACCTATTAAAGAATTGATGTAATCGGTGATAAGCCTAGTTTTTAGCATGTTGAATACCTCCATGCTGTTATTTACTAGGCTTAGGGAGAAGGGATTATTTCTTGAAGTCTTCGCACATTCTACGAAGATCATATTTTGGATGGCCTAAGCCAATCATGATTGTTCGTAATCTTGCCGCGCCGGGCTTACCGTTTTCGATCCACACACGACGAATTTCATCGTAATGTTGCCAACATGCTTGACCTTTCGATTCCCTAATTGCTTTAGTTCTGTTAGCCTTTTCTACAGGATCGGTAATCTTTCGACCAGATAAAGCCTTACTAATTCTTGCGCGTGTTTCTTCGGTGACTATTGCGCCGTATCGAGGATTATTAGCGCCTTTCATTGCAGCGGACATTTTAGCTAACGTTTCTGGATTAGTTATCTTCCTTCCTCGTTTTGGGCTTACCCGTCCAAACATCGGGTTTCCTTCACCTGCGTTGTTCTTTCTAAATTTCTCGATTGTTTCTGGCTTATGTTTCTTTCCGTACAGTGGGTGATGTTCACCACCATCAAAACCACCGACACCACCAGGAGCAATATTAAGACATACACCACGCCCCCATTTTTCGCGTGCTGCCTCCACTAACAGAATTTCACATTCAAACGCTTCCTCGGCAGTATCAAACAATTTTGAGCGAACAACTTCAAATTCATATATCGGGGTTTCTGATTCTTTATTTTTACGCTTCATCATTTTAATAACTTTACCCGACCCCACATATCCATCGTCTAGATTTGTAGTTGTTCTTTTTCCGACGTAATGATAGATTTTACCAGAGCGATTAGATTTAATAGTGGTGTGATAAACGTAATGGAATTTTCGCATATAGGAAAGCCCTCAAAAATAAAGAATCTCTCCTATATTTATTGAGGGCTTTGGTGTGCCATTTAGTTTCAGTATTATTTTTTAGACGAATGCCACTTGCTTTCCGATAACCAGCGACCCGCCCTTGAGAAGAATAGATCGTTCTCGTTTCCAGCATATGATCGGTGGATACCATCAGAGGCATGACTACGAGCGTTTTTATCTAGAACTTCCCAGATACTATTAAGCTGAAATTCTGATTCGTTTTTACACTCATCATCTTCATGTTCGATGTTAATCCCGATGGAATCGACTACCCCACGGAAAACAGGGTAAGTAGTTTCAACCTTGCCCGTGTTAGGGTTAAGGAAAACCATCTCGATTTTCACATCTGATTTATCGAATTGCTTGTTTCGAATCAAGGTAATGTATTCTTCGCGGACGTTAGAAACAGTTACGTTGATCCCGTTGTTGTTGATCTCCTTCTCTTCGGTATTCGATGAGATTTGAAGAAAGTCACCCGTTGCAAGATACGTAAAACCGTTATAGTCCAAATCGAAGTACCCATCTGTAAGCCGTAGAACGTCCCCTGACGCGGTTACTACTTCGATAATGTGAAACATCGATCCAGTGGAGAAAAGCTGCGGTAGAGTCAATCTAGACACATTCTGACCTGTCTGGTCGTTGTATACCTCGATGAAGTCCAGATTAGTGCATAGTTTGCTGAATGATTCCTGAATAGTTGCCATTATACATTCTCCACTAATTCAAATTTCATCTTGCCGATCTGGGCGATCTTCCAATCGATGTTTTCAGTTTTGAGAACAAATTCACCTTCTACGTTCTGATACTTGATCACCTCACCCGCCAAGACGTTCTGACGCAAGTTAGGGAAGAGTTTCATTTCGCCACCTGATTTCACGTCTTCGGTGATCGTGTAGATTTTCTTGTGGTTCTCAAACTGGATGATAGTTCCTGCTTTCAGTGTTCCGGTGAAGTTGGAGATTCTCACCTTACGCCCACCGCGAGCAGTACCAGCAGCAGCCGTAACCATCTGGCGTACATCACCTGTATATTTTGAAAAGTAAGACAGTGGCACATTGAAAGGACGACCAAAAAGGTGACGTGCTACAAATTCTTTTACTTCGTTAATATCCTGAGCCATGAAATTAGCTGTAAATTCTGCTTCATAAAAATGAATGCCAGTAAAGCGACGCTGGAACTTACCGGAGATAGATTGCGCCTTGAAGAAAGGCTGTTTTGATTTAAGAGTAAAATCTGTGATTTTAATATTCTTGGATTTGAACATAGAAAAGCCCCCATAGTTTTATGATTATTTATGACTATGGGGGCTTTTAATTACATCTTACGACGCTGAACGTCTTCTACATGCTGCGCAACTAACTTAGCGTGACGTTTGATAGCATCCATGACCATCTTGTCTGAGCTATTAACGTTGCCGTTAATGTTCAAAGGCGCATTAACTTCAATCGGCTGAGAGTTATAGTTTCCTGCTTTATTATTAGCAAGGAAATCTTTTAAATCACCGTTGGTGCGTTGATCTATAACCCTCTCGCCCTTGTCAAGTAACCATGTACCCTCACGCGGGATGTTATCGATACCATCATGAGCCATACCGCTAACGTTAGTAGACTTGATGTTTGCGATGTTTCCCATGTTCTGAGAAACAGCCAATGCAGCAGCAGCGATTTTTTGTCCTGTGGTTACGTTGGTCGGATCGTTCCATGCATCGGTAGCAGCCGTCCACATGTTCACCGTCGCTTGTCCAATGGAGAATGCTTTATGAGCATTGAAAGCCATCTGCATTGCTTTAGTGTTTTCCTGCCCGAAGAGAGTCATTGCAGCAGCAAAACCGCCGTACATATCATCAGCTATTGACTGGCGAGCATCAGCATATTTCTTCTCAATTGCAGCCATTCGTTTTTGATGGTTTTCATTGAGTTTTTCTAATGCTACCATCCGTTTAGCCGGATCGGTGATCCCATCAATCTTGAGTTTATCGGTCTTATAATCTTGTTCCGCTTCCGATTTCTCTTTATCGATTGCATTAAATTTAGCAAACGGATTATTTGAGTCTTGATAATCATAACCACTAGTTAATTGATTGGTTTTATAACCATCCATTCCCTGTAAAGAATTTTCAATCTGAGAATAGTTTTGCTCGGTATCGTTCACACGACGCATATATTCTTCGTAGGAGATAGCTTTACCATCAAGTAACCGTTTATGGCTTTCTAGCTCGTTGTCCCTGATTTGTTGCAATTGTGTTAAAGCATTCAGAGCATCAATCGGATCAGCACCCAACATCATTTTATAAACGTTTTCAGTATTCTGATCGATTAGCGCCTGGCGTTTCGCGGCTGCGTCTTCCTGAGAGATTAAGCCCAGAGCTAACGCGTCGTTCACATCTTTTAAGCTGTTTTGCAACTGGCTATTTTGAGAAGTGATAGACGCTGCAACTTGCCCTTGCAATTTAACATCAAGTGCATTCAGTCGCTTGATTGCATCCTCGCGTGCTTTCTGTGCTTTTTCTGCGGCTTCCTTAGCCTTTTTAGCTGCCTCTTCCGCTTTCTTTTTGGCTTCTTCCTCGGCTTTCTTCTCGTTGCCAGACTTACCCAATGAAGCTGGTCGAGTTGGTGTAGTCGGGATAGTCAAATCACGGTTAGGATCTGCCTTGCGGGTTAGATGTTCCCCGTTATCGACAACAATCAGAGAGCCATTTTTCTTATAAGAATCACCAAAACGTTTCTTAAATCCTTCAACATCAAAGCCAGCAGTACGAGGATCAACACCAGCACCACGGATCGCGGCCTTTTCCCAATCTGCCAGATTATTCCAACGCTTTTCTTTATTGTACTTGTCAATAATCTTTTGAGCGTCTTTATGGTTGGCGTTAAGAATACCGCCAGTTGCGGTCTTGCCTTCTTTATTCAGTCGGTCTAATGCCCTGAATAGAGAACTCTTTTCCCAATCAATATTAAACCATTCGAATAACCAGTTTAAACTATCAACCAGCGGACCAGTAATGGTCATACCGACACCTTTCAGGTTATTTTCCAGCTTATTGATATTTTGAGAAAATTTATCATATTTTTTAGCGTTTTCTTCGGTGACGTTAACAGATTGATTCTGAATAGCGATCATCGCCTCTTGAGCACTATTATATTTCTCAAGCTGGCTGGTCATATGGCTTGAATCACTGGCTAAAGATTCCATCATGAACTTGATTTCAGCCATTGATTTTCCGGCTTTCTTCATGTCATAGAACACTTGGATCGCCGCTTTCATACCACCTTGCGGATCGGTCATGAAGTGAGCATAGTTTTCTAACTTAAGGCCAACCGATTCTAAATCATCGGCAATACCACCACCGTTAGCCCATGCATCACCCATCTTGTCTAAGGTGTCTTTGTTGATATCACCAAATTTTTCAACTGTTAAGCCAGTGCCAGAAAATTCCTTTTCCAGTCTTTGAAGGGATTCAATCGATAGTCCGGTCGCCTTAGATACTTCTGAATACTGTTTAACGTATTCCGCGCCAGCTTTAGCGGCTGCAAAAACTGCGGTCGCAACTAAGCCGATACCACCAGCAGCCAAACCAGCAGAGCCAGCGATCCCACGAAGAGATCCAGTCAAACCAGATAAACCACCGCCAAAATCAATATTACTTGCCTTTTCAGACAAACTATCTAGAAGGTTAGCGGCTTCATTGGTACTTCTCCTTAGACCTTTATTATCCCCTTCTATTGTTACTATATGTTTTGTCATAAATTACCCCTTTAACCGCTTCTGAGTTTCTCAAGCAAAGATGGATCAAACATGTTCAGCATTGCCGCTTTACGTTCTTCTTCTTTCTTGCGTGCAATTTCTTCCAGTTCTTCTTTAGTTTTAAAGAGTTTTTCTTCTCTAATTAATTGGAATTGGCTAGGCTTGAGTTTGCGTGCAGTTTCGCGTGTCATTCCTTGCGAAGTCATATACATGGAATATTGCAACATCGCATTCTGCATATCATGAAACGCGGGGCTTTGTGGTTCTAAGTAGGTGTCGAAAATGTATAATTTCCAAAACAGAGTGATTGGCATATTATCCATTTCATCTTTACTAAGCCCCGATCTCATCATTTGCCGGAAATAGAAATTCAGAAGCGGGTTTACTTTACCTCGTTTTCAATTACTGCCGGATCTTGCATCAATGACGCTTGAGCAACTAAACCGATTAATTCACTGCGGACGTTAGTATACAGTGCTTTAACTTGTTCCATAGATTCAAATACTGGCTTACCATCTTCATCTTCAATACAACGAAGAATAGAACGTTCATCACGGTCTTCTTTATCGGTATTGAAAACATGTTCATTAAATTCTTTTACTGACATAGGGCGAGCATAGAAAGTAAATCCACCGATGGTCAGAGATTCGCGTTTCGGAGAGAGTGCGGCTAACATTTCATTAATATTCATTATTGTTTCCTCTTAAGTTAATTAGATATGTTTATTTAGAATTGGAAACAAAAAAGCCACCCCGAAGGATGGCTAGATAATATTAGACTTTCTGGAAAACAGCTTGTTTAACCGGAGCACCATCTACTACAAAGGTGAAGGTACGGCCTACTACAGCATCCTCACCACCAGTCATGGTAGTTTTAGACAGGAAGCCGTTATAAGCGATATGTACACCAGATTTTTTCGTAGCATCGATGTAGTAAGCAATTTTAAGCTGTACGCGCTTACCGTCTTCGGTTGCTTTAATCAGTTTTTCGTGTACTTCGTTACCCGGCATGTAGTTGATCGAAAGTTCGATATCCGGTACAGACATACGACCAACCAGCTTACGGTTATAAGCACCAGAGAAGTTAGGAACATCGATAGTAGAACGTTCTACACCAGTTTCCGGGAACGCTGCGCATTCTGGAATTTCCAGATAAGTTTCAGCGTCAAGATCAACGTTAGCTACATCTTCTTGCAGAAACAGACCAACGAGGCCACCAGAGAAAATATCAAATTTAGTAGTCATTATTCTTTTCCTTCTATTTTTTAAACAATAGGGTACATGCCCGTAATTCTATTTATTTAGTTAAATGGGGGTGTTCCCCCCATTTATATCATTTACAGGATTTAATAGCCGCAAGTTCAGCTTTAACAGCTTTCAACTCTTCGTTCATCGCATCATACTTAGTCGTTAATTCCTGAAAGGCTTTCACGAAAAGAGCATTGATACTAGAAACAGAAATAGTTTTAATTTCTCCTGGATTTTCGGTATCTCCATCGCTGCAAACGTGCACAGCTTCCGGCATAACTTTTTCCACATCTTGAGCAATGACACCTAATTCGCGTCCAACCACTGTATCATCAGAAAGTGATTTAACTTTATCGTAGGAATATACGGTTAAGCTGTTTAATTTATCCAGCGCACCTTCTTCCAATTCTTCCTTGTTGATCTTAAGACGTTCATCAGATCGAATATGCACATCGTTAAAGCTACCGTTACCCGGCGTGTAAAAGAACCCATCGTGATGGAACTCAAATACAGCTTGAGGGTGTCCGTTATCAGGTGAGTTTTCCGCAGATCCAACACGAATAATTGCTTGTCCCCAATTGTTAGGGATACGACGCATACCAAAATCGACGGCAGTTGTATACCCTTGATTGGTGATTAAACTTCTTGCTTTAACAATCGGATAATAACAGTCTTGTCCAACATAGCCATGATCGACGAATATTGGCGCTTCCACTCGCCACTGATTACCCCAATCACCTGGTTGACTAGCGGTCCAACGTTCACCATGAACATATAATCGAGCGTTATTAACATGAACCATTTCGACGCCTTTTGGACTTAATGCAATATCCCCAGCGTTCGTAAGATTTATCGCGGCATTAGTAGCATAGCTATAGAACGCTAATCCATTATCACCACCGCCTTTACCAATATACCAGTTGTTGTTGTCAGCACACGTACCCAACAAATATACAGACGAATCACCACTTTCGGCATTCATGATAATTGCATCAGATCCACGATTAATTTTCATTTTCCCGAAGAAGGTGTTTTTGGTAGTATTATCCCATAGACGTTCAAATTCGGCTAAAAATCCTTTTGAGTCACGAAGACTTAAAACGTTATTTCGACCTGTATTGCTTGCACCCCAATGGACGAGTTCCATATAGTCCATAGATTGACGAGAACCAGCTTTAAAGAACAGGTTGTCTTCGAGACGAGTGCTACCATCAATTCCAAGATGCAAACAACGAGCAGTTTCAGTACCACCTAAATATAATCCACCGTCCGCAAAATCATAACTGAATGGTCTGCGATTATTCCAATTACCAAAAGAATCTTTTAAATCGGTAGTAAGAATATGGAAGCTAGAACCATCATTGCGTAATATCAAACCATAGTTACCGCCTTTGACAGCCAAACGAGCATTTTCGGATAATGCAACTTCGCTATTCATTACAATTTTCTGGCCTTTACCACCAGTAATATGCAACTCGCCATCTTCAATCAGGTTTATCGAGTTTTGGCCGTTATCGTTCCACCAAATAAAATCTTTGGTCGTCAAATCACCAAAACCAAACCAGCCATTACGAACATCTTGACCAGTGCGATAATCCATAAAATTAAAATGGCTTGATTCGTTTGGTCCTCGACGAATGTCAATACCGGCATTACCAACACCGCCATCCAATGTTAATCTCTTGACATGTAACCCGGTTGCAGCCGAAAGCAATAATTGTTGGTTTACATCGTCATAACCAGTAGCAAGACGATAATTTTGGTCATCAACACTTTCGTGCCAGATAGTGGCAGGAGCAGAACTACGGAAGCGACGCAACATCTTTTTGCTGTTAGTTTGTTGTTCGTTCATATGCTCAATGTCATATTGGCCTTGATGGTTTCCAGCAAAATTTAACGTCCCACGGTTGCTAAAGTTATTGAACGATGAAATGTTAAGAGCATCAAAAATTTCATCTGCAACAGGTTTTTCACCACCCAGATATTCAGGAGTATCCAACAGGTTTAAAGAAACACCACCGGAAGAAACTTGATATTCTGCTAAAACAAATCCTGTATGTGCACCGTAGTAAGCGTAAAGATCGTAATTATCACCATCGGTAGGAATTGCACAAAAATGTTGTTCGTGATACCAGATGCTATAATAAGCATTGAATACAACACCTTTCGGGCTATTGTTGCCGCATCGAATCACCAATTCGATAATATTGGCTTGTCCATTCATCCCGACGTTATAACCGTTACCACCAACTAAGCGGATCTTAGCACTACGACCGTGTTGCTGTGGCAGTGTTAAACTACCGAGTTTAAACCAACCACCCTCGATCCCAAAATTAAGCGTCTTCTGGAACAGTCGGTCAATTTCTGCTTTCGAATATGCGCCAATTTCAGCCGGAGTAGGTTTATCGCCTTCATGATACATGCGGTGAGAATATGACAAATTACCTAATTCATCATAGCCGTATGTTCTTACAGTAGCATGTGGATTAGACCCATAAGTGAACTCAAAGCCACGAGCATGATTAACACCAGATGGATGCGGAACATGCAAGATCATTGCAATATGACCCGCCAGGTCATTCATGCGGAATGCACCAAAGTAATCAAGATTACGCGCATTTGGATCATCAAAATAGTTTGCGGTCTTAGACAGCAAATAACCATCAGTATAAGTGTTTACGTGTTTTTTGATGTACTTGCCATCAGCAGATCCATCGGCTGCATCAATACGGCTTTCTAAGCGTGCCAATTCAGAATCAGTGTAAACCTTGTTGTTGTCAATTTTGCTATGAATTGCTGTATTTTTGGCTTCAACATCACGGGTTAATGCTGCGACGCTATCCGCTGCCTCTTGCTTATTAGCTGCAATCACACCAGTAAGGTTATTGTAGGTGTCAGTTAACTGATTTTCCGCATAGGCTTGATTTGCTGCGATAGTGCGGTCAGTTTCTGCCTTAATCAAATCAACTTTGTCATTGATTGCTTTGTGATTGCTTGCGATGGTTGCATCAGTACGGGATTTAATATCATCAACTTTTTTATTGATGCGGGTGTCCAGTTCCTGAGTTGCTACAGCAGCCGCATTTTTATTAGCGTTGATGGTATCCGACAATTCAGCTTTAACACCAGCAAGATCGGAAGCAGCTTTATTTTTATTAGCTTCGATTGTCGCGTCGGTTTCGCGTTTAATTACATCAACTTTATTGTTAATTTCTGCATGATTTGCTGCGATAGTAGAATCAGTAGTTTGTTTAATTTCATCTACTTTAGCGTGAATATTGCGGTCATTTACTGCAATTGTGCTATCCAATTCTTGTTTGTTAGCATCAACTTTAGATTCTAGTGCCGCGTGAGTTTCAGGAGAAACAGAGATTTGAACTACTTCATGATCTCGGTCTTTGGTAAAAATAACATGGTCTTTAAGGTTGATTGCTACCTCACCGACCTGTAATTGTTCCGGCGTTGGTTTTTTGCCAGAAACATTAGTTCGTTTAAATTGGATTGATTGCATCTAATCACCTCACATAAAACAGGAATAAGGGAGGCGTTAACCTCCCCGCGTCATGTTTTATTTAGAGAAGCAATCAGTATTCCCCGAAGTCGATCCGGTCATGGATAGAAACGGCTTCAATCTCGGCTGGTGTCGGTTTTTCTTCCGTGGAATACACTTTCACCCATCCAGAATTACCGTCTTTCTGGACTGTGCGAACTCGTAAACGTGGTGCGCCGGAAGCGGTGCAAGTTAATTGCCATCCACCATCGTCATTAGGTTGAACGTGAATTAGTGAAGTATCAGCACTAAATGGATTAGATGCGCTCGATCCCTGATAAGTTACGAAACGGTTTCCGGCTAATGCTTCGCTATCAATCGGACCTATGAATGGGCTAACGCCTGAGCCTACGCCATAATCCCCTTGTCGCAGAATTTTTCCCTCGGTCGCGATACCCCTTGCAAGAATCCCGCCATCTGGTTCAAGTTTAAATTCCAGTGTTACCGCTTTGTTATCGCTACCACGGGTTTTATGTGATGTGACGTAAGCATCATAGATGACATAGTAACCAGTGTTAGCAGCACTATAGCCAGAGTTCACAACATAGAACATTCGGAAGCGTAAAGGTGTTTTATCCTCTACCGCTTTCATCAACATGTCTTGATGTTCGTCATCCAGAACACGGTTTACTACTAACGTAGTTGATTCAAGTTTACGATAACCAGCAAGTTTCCCCGTAGCGTCCTGATCATACTCTTCTAACGTCTGGATCTCTGTAGATTCGGTTATCGTCGGGAATGCTGCGATGTTCTCGATAGGACTAAATGCAGGATCGAAAAAGTCCGGCTGGTTATCCACCATAGTAGACACGGAGACTTCAACATGCGACCCCGTGAAAATGTCTAAGTTATCTTGTGTAATATTCATTATTACCCCTTAAAAACGCGCTACATAAGAAAATTTAAGGCTAAGTGTCCCAACGATACCCCCATCACTAGAATCATCGTCATAATCGGTATTAGAAGCTACTGGAGTGATATCTGAAATAGCGAAGCCCAAATCTTTAAAACGTGGGTTATCCGGCTGAATCTGGATTATCTGGCAAATACCCTCATGAATTTTCGTTTCATGAATCTGAGAATATAACTGCATTTCGATAACGCATTCAGCTTGCATTGCATTACCACCACGAACACGCGTATAAGTCTCATTCATTCCGGTAATCCAACAAACCACGTCATCACTAAAGCCTTGCTGAGTTTGTTCTACGTTTAAAGCCAGACCTAAATCTTGTTCGATAATATCCTGCAAGGCGCGTTTGATTTTCAGTCTAGGCATATTATTAACGGTAGCGAGCATGTGTACCCCCTGCACGAGCAATAAAGCAATCAGAAGTATTATCACCATTGCGCTTAACGTATTGAACTTTGAAGCGTTCACCGTCTACAATGACAACATCACCCTGATTTAAGTCTCCCTCACGACAAAATAGAAATTCTGATTCTGTAATTACCCCTTGTTCGTCGGTAGTAGTAATTTCATGGTAAGCACGAATTGATTTACCACCTTCCACCGAAAATACAGGAGCACTTTTAAACATTCGATTTAATTGTGATTCTGATAATTTGAACATAGTTACCCCCTTTATGGAGTATTTACATACAAAAAAGCCCCACCGTTAGGCAGGGCTAATTATTATTTTGCTTTCGGTGGACGTCCCACCTTTTTAGCTGTGGCTTTCGCCGTAACTACCGGAATTTCTTCCGGCAATTCTTCGTTATTTCATTCAGCGGAGATGTGAAGAACTTTCAGAGCTTCCGGCTGTGCTACAACGTAGTCCAAATCTACAAAGATACGAGGCACTACCGCACCACGGTCACGGTATGTAGTTAGATCCATATCCAGTTCCAGACCGCCCCACTCACCGATAGTAATACCGGAGAAGTCACCCAGAACGATGTGGTCTGCCGGAATAACGCCAGAAGTAATTACTTCGTAACCAGCCAGTTTGCCGTTTTCGATGATATAACCGGAAACGCCGTTATCTTTCAGGGTAGATTCCAGTTCAGCAGCAGTTGCACCGCTCATTGCAAACTTGATCGCCTGAGCAGGAACGCCAGCGTCGGTCAGTGCTGCAATTTCTTTCAGGAAGTCTTTATAAGAGAAAGCGGCTTTCTTAGTAACACGGCTTGCATCAACCAGTTGCTTAACCAGACCAGCCGGACCGCGCTCGTTGTCTTTGTCAGACAGAATCAGTTGTTCCAGTTTGATACGAACAGCTTTGTTAATGTGATCAGTGATCAGGGAAGCGATACCCGGAACGGTTTTCAGCGACTGACGGCTGATCGGGTTGCCACCAGCAAAAGTTTTCGGAGACAGTTTCACGTTCGCAAATTCAGCTTTGCTTTCCGGTGCAGCGCCGTTTTCATCAACGAAGCCGAAAGCGTCAACGCTGGATTTAGTCATTTTTGGAATAGCGGTCGGGGAGTTCAAGCCACTGTAAACAGTCACACCCAGACGACCCAGAACAGATTCCGGCATCAGCATTTCGATGTAGGATTCAGTCATCAGTTTTTCGTCAGTGATAGCTTCCAGAGTAGCTTTGGTGTTACCAGCAGCAGCAGCACGCATAGCAGCAGCCGGAACGAATACAGAGCCACCACGAGCAGCACGACCACGCTGCATAGTTGCAGTAGCAGCCATAGCGGAATATTCAGCTTCGTTAGCGCCGAGCACGTCGCCATCTACCAGGGAGCGGATTACGTTATTAAGATCGAAAGTTTTTTCCATGATTTGTTCCTTATTAATTTGTTCGTTATTACGTTGAGCATTGGTAATGTTATTTAGTGCCTTAGTGCGGAATGCTTCCGGCGTCATATCTTTAACTGCCAATGCGCGTTCTAATTCTTCGTCGTTAATATTTAACTCACGAGCGATTGCTCGGATTTCTTCTTCGTCTTCTTCGGAACGTTCAGCCACTTCTTCGATTTTTTCTTCTTCAACCGGAGCGGCTTCACGTTCTTCTTTTACTTCTTCTGTTTCCCGAACAGTTGAACTATCATCATCAACACTTTCAGGATGTTCAGCGTCTTTTCCGTCTTCGAGATTTTCATCTTCTTTATTCTCTTCAACTTGGCGCTCTTGAGTTTCTTCTACTTCCGGTTCTTTAATTTCTTCTACCGGAGTTTCTTCAACCTGAGCGGCTTCTTGTTCTTCTTTGATTTCTTCGATTTGTTCTTTAGTCATATCGCGTTTAGCCTCCAAATTAACTGTGATAGTATTTAGAGAGCGATTCAGACCCACGGTGTCGTCTGCGGGAACAGACACCCATGAAACCTCGTGAGGAATCCATTTAGAAACAATGAGTTGCGATTTAGCGTAGTCGATGTGATACTCTTTAATGTCATAGCCGACCGATATTTTTTCCATCGTACCTTCAATGACTTTATTACGAATATCATTAGCCAAAGTGCCATGCTTAGAGAATCTAACGGTCGCACGGCCTACTTTATCCGCATCGATTCGAGCGTTACAAACGACACCAATGTGATTATCGAAAATATGATTGAACAGCAACGGAGCGTTATTATTCAGACGAGACAGATCAACCGCTTCCGGTGTATGTACCAGAATTTCATCTAATACCACCATTTCTTGATTTTGCTCATCCCAGAATCGGCGCTGATAAGGCTGTTCACTGGAGAAAGCAATTTCAAATTCGTATTGATCATTCTGCCCTTCGTTAATAACCCCACCGTAACCGTTAAGATCGCGGCGAAATTTAAGCATTTAATCACCTTTAATTAATTGGGGGCATTGCGCCCCCGTTGGTTATTAGGGATCGGCTGGGGAATTTTTTTCTTCACCCTCACCATCAACGATAATATTTAGTGCGCTCTTTTCGGCTTGAATCTCTGAGAATACTTTTTCAGGATCATCACCACGTTCAAGAATAACGGCAGTACGTGATTTAAGTCCTTTATCAATTAAAGCAATATCAGCGTTTACGTCTTTAATAACATCGACAGACTCGAAACGTGGCCTGATAATAGTAGTGTTATCGATAATATGTGGAATTGCAGTAATACGAATCGGAACAACACCACGCGCGGAATAATGACGCAGATACGCTTCGAAAATTGGCAACACCACTGTTTCAATCAATTTGTTTTGAAGTGCTTTAACGCGGTTACGTTGAAGTAGTTCACCAAAACGTGCGGCTGAGTAGTTGATCTGTGAACAATCTCCCGTTAAGCCCTGTTTAAACACGCCTAAGCCCATTGATACGCTAGTAAACATCGCATCATTGAAGCTGTTAAAGTCATCACCGTTTTGCGTCGCCTGGATGCTCCTGATCGTTGCCCCTTCCGGCAATTCCTGAATAGTACCCGGTGCAAAATCCTGTACTACTTCCGGCGCTTGATATTGTTCATCCTCTTCACCAGTATCAAAATCGTCACCAGAATCTTTCGGACGTTCGATAAAGCCCATAGAGCTAGCTGCAATACGTTTCTGGATGATCGCAGTTTCGCGGAATGCGTCTTGATGTGCGATATCCTTAATCACTGGTAGGAAGTCAGTCACACCACGCAGAGATTCAGCCGCAAGTGGTTGATAATAATGGCATACTTGCGAAGCATCTACGCGATAGTTATCACCTGTGTAAGTCTGAGTCAGTAGGTTGACTTTACGAAACCAGAATGCTACGGGCTTCATCGTTTCCACGTCATACTCGATCCCCTGATAGATAGCACGCTCTTTGCTTACTTCACGGTTTAGCGACCAGTCGCATTTATCAGCAGACAGGATAGAAACATTTAACTCATTGTTTTCTTTGGTTAAAACGATGAAGCACTCACCACCCATAACGCGCTCACGTTCAGCCATTACCAGCAGTTCACGGAAGTTAAAGCGACCGTTACGAGAGAAGCGTTTAGCATTCTGCGCCCACTTCCAGAAAGCATTCTCGATCTGCTTATTCAGTGCGCTATCAAGTGTGCCATTTGATTTAACGATTGACGGCTTCGGATCTAGGCCAGTACCTACCACCATATCGGTGATGTATTGCGTGTAGCGACTGCCTACGGAAGTGTTTAAGGCCAGAGTACGACCCTGATCATAAAGGCGCTTACCATTCGATTTGAGAGCCTTATTGAAGGTTCCTGTGATAGTATCTTGTTGAAGCGATCCATCAATGCGATCACCTACTAAGCCCAAAGAACGCTTAGACAAATCTTTCTGGAATTTTTCTACTTGTTTGTCGATGAAAATTTTTGGTTGTTGCTGGCGGTGATTAGTTTTAACTGGAGTTTCTACCGCCTTTTTGCGTCGAAAAAGATTAAACATGATTTACCCCTTATCGCGTAAGACGTAATTTGATATTTTTAATCGGGCTAATTCCCTGTTTACGTCGTTCGGCTTGAATTAATTTTGATAACTGACGTTCATAATCAGTCTTTAATTGCTGGAGAACACCTAATGACTCATAAGCGAAAGTATTCCCTTTCACTGTCATTTGAGATAATGCGGCCTCGTCCCCCGATAGCCTGGCGAAAATAACTTGCTCGATTACAGAAATCGTTTCGCGCAGATATTCTTTTTTGGATTGTTTGGCGAATACTGGCAAAACAGTTAATTCCTGCATTGATACCAGTTCTTCTTCCAAAGTTATTACGATGGTATATTTACCTTCGGCAAAATCTAAGGTTTTAATCTCGTGATTAGCCGGAGTATCATCAACCTGATAAATGATACCTTTACCATTTCCTACCTGAATTGTTACACCCTCTTCATTCGCCAGCGTGATTTTTTCGCCTTTACGAATTACTAAGGGAATTAGTTCTAAACTCATAATTACCCCTTATTTAATTGTTATTGGATTAACAATATTTAGGGGGAGGCCGCCCCGAAGGACGGCGAGTTATTAGAACGATGTTACCCAGCTACGGCCTCTATTTGGGCGTCTGGCGATGTTTTGACGTTGCGGTCGTGTGATTGGCTTAGTTTCTTCGATTTGCTCGTCAGATTGCGATTTAGGAGCTTCTACGGATTCTTCGACAACACGGTTTAAGCTGTCTTTCATTGCAATGAGTTTATCCCATGACATTTTTGAAAGGACGTAGCGAGAAGCAGCATAGCTATAAACCAGACAGTCGAGAGCCTCGTTTCGGGTACTACCTGGATTTTTCACCCAACGCACACCTGTAGTAGTACGCTTGATGGATTCACTCAAAAGCTGATCGAGATAATCATCAGGAACGGTTTCTGATATTTCTAAGCCGATGTGAGGATTGTCTTTCAGGTTTCTAACCAGCATTTCACGAACAGCGGATTTACCAACGTTAACACCCAACATAAGCAATTCATGACCACCTGTGCGGGTAGGTTTAACCGGAATTACTGGAGCATTACCAGATGAACTACCCTTGATAGCGTGTAGGTTCTTCCACTTGCCGCAAATACGGTATCCGGCTTGAGTGAATCGACCGTTCGATGTATCAAGGAAGCTGGCGAGCATTGGCACACGTTCACCATTAACGTTATAGAATTTGGTTTTCTTGAAGTTAACCAGACGATCCCAAACAGGTGATTCATATCGTTCACAGTTATGATCGTAAAAGCTGCGGTGATCCAGAATGTAAACCTTATCTTTCGCTACACCTAAGATGGTAGACTCTGCGCGGTCTAATTGCTGGTCAATTCCTGAGCACAAGAAAATCACGTCATCAGGGATATTCTCGATAGAAACATCTGTTTTGAGTTGTTCCAGTTCATTTGCTTCTACTGCCGTGTCCTGATCGTCGTATACCTTGCCTAATACGGTGTTATAAAATGATTGTAAATCAAAGGATTGCCACGCATGACTAAAATCAACCACACAAGCGCGGATCGTGCTGAAAGGTGAATACAGACGACTGATCCAGAATCCGGCTACTTCACTTTCACGGGTTGCTCTCCACTCGCCTTGTGCTACTGCCCTGATTCGTTCCCCTTCGGTCCATGCGTTCTTACAGTGGGGGCAAATATAACGAGCGGTATCAGGATCGGGTAAGTTCTTACCATCGATGTTACGCCATTCAAACTGTACGTTTTCCCACTCGATCACCTGGTGTTCCCCGCAATGAGGACACGGAACAAAAAACATACGCATATCGCTTGATAACCATTGCTGGTTAATGCTTCCCAGCTTACTGGTCGGGGTACTGGATACGACTAATCGACCTTCATCGCCAAAGGTAGTTAAACGGTTAGCAGCCAGTGCCACCGGATCACCTTCTTCTGAGGCTGTGGCAGCATCGATTTCGTCAAGTAATCCAACCTTTGCGGTCTTACCGCGTAGGGTTGATGGACTGGTAAGCGATACCATGTACAGGAAGTGATTCGTTTTTAGCTGGAGTTGGTTATTGTTGTTAACTGCATTGCGATCATTCTTGTCTGTAACCACGTCTTTTAATGCATCACATGCTTCGATAGACGGTCGGATCTTACCAGCGAGATATTGAGACATTTCTTTAGCGGTTGATTGTCCGATAATCATATTGCATGGATCGTTAGCCATCTGGTTAAACAGGATACCGTTTAGGATGGTAGTTTTTCCGATCTGCGCACTGGTCATCAGGACATACTTTTTCTTGTTCTCAAGGAAAGGAGCATCAATCATACCTTTCTGGAATGACAACAATTTAACTTTATCCCCAGCTTGAGGACCATCTACCAGCACCATATTAGCTTCGCACCATTCAGACGGAAGGAGTTTAGGCGGTGGCGTAATATATTTGGCTGCATTTCTGAGAATCTTTTTTAATTTTGCCTTATTAGAAATCAGTTTCATGTAATTACCCTCATTACGAAATAGGAAGGTATTTATTAAATTGTTGATATTTTGATAAATACGGGTATTAATCAAAGGGGGTTGTATGCTAATTAATCAGCAAGAAAGAGATGAATTAGAATTAGCCTTGTCTTGTACCGATCATGAATATCGTTTGCCAGTTAAGCACCATCACAAGAAGACTGATTACACAACATCCGGCTTTAGTCGCGAGGAAGCGAAGCAAATTTTAATAGAGTTGTATCGCGATCAGGGATATACAGATATTCACAACTTCTTTAAGAAGCACCGAACATCACAGACAGAGTTTCAGCGAGTCCGTGAATGGTTTGATTTTGATATCAAGCGTTATTATCGAGTGGATGACGGTCCGATCTATCGGTTGCAGTGGACACCGATCAGGGAAGTGCTTAAACAGAAGAGATTGAATCATGCCATTACACGCTATCGTAACGTGGCTTTCAAGAAAGGCTATGGTGATACAAGGGAATTGTTTGTAGAACTCGCTAACGTGCGATATAGCCACTATTACAGGAATCCTAAAGAGTTCTTCGAAGTGCTGCGCAAGGTTGATATTAGTCGGGGTACATATTATTCACGGTTGAAGAAGTACGGGATTAAGGCAGAGTTCTTTATGTCGGTTGACGATGGAGAACTTTTTCCGATAAAATGTAAGTCCTCTAAATAAAGGTGAACATTCACTTTAATTTGGAGAAAATGACTATGACTACTAAAGCTACTCGCGGTCGCCCTGCCCGTTTTAATCGTGAACAACTGGCAGCGATTGTAAAAGCGTACTATCAAGCGCCGAAAGGTAAAGCCGAAAAAGAACAAGTATTGAGTGAACACGGTATTTCAATCGCTCAATTCTACAAATCACTCCATAAAGTTGATTTGAAATTCTTTGTTCAGGTTGACGGTGAAATGGTAGAAGCAACAGGAATTTGATTCTCTAGGCCAATCCTTCGGGGTTGGCCTTTTTTTATGCACATGCGCTTAAAGTTCAGCGCATCTATATTCTTCCGACAAATCTGGATGCACCAAATACAAAAAGCCCAGCGCAATTATGCGCCGGGCGATTAATCAGATCCCAAAATCAACAAGGGAAATTACGTTACCTGATTCACGAATCTGTTTAGCAGCTTTGTTTTGAATCAGAATAGTGTTATTTGGCTGCGGTAGTTTAAGAGTTGCTTTCTGTTCTTCTTCCAAAACGCCCAATTCAACCAGCACCGGAAGAACATCAACAGTAAACTCAAGTTGGTAGTGAGCATTCATGCGGCAGAAAGACAGAGAAGAGTCATTAGCAACATACCCACACGGCTTGTTATTTTCATCATAGACGCGCTCAATGTATCCAGCAGTACGTAAGGCCGTCAGTGCTTCTTTAACCTTCGTAGCGCCCTTTTTAGCGCCTAACAGACGTGTCATAGAATGGCTATCTACGGATTTGCGAATGTGTAGCTCAATCAGTTTTTTATTTTTGCGTTTTTCATCTAATGCCAGTTCGATCCAATCGGTTTCTTCAAAGTCTGCATACGGGTTAACAGGAGTATTATTGGCGGTTTTCAGTTTCTCTTCCAGATAATTCCAACGGTCAACCAGTTGGCGAGTAAATTCCGGTACGTTTTGAGCAATCAAGACAATCGAATCTAAGCGACCTTGCTCACCCTCAAACACATAATCTTTAACAGTAACAGCAAACCCTAAGTTATTGATTTTCTCGAAATTCTGCGTTGCAGGTTTTCGGATAACTTGGCGTTCAACCAGTCGGTTCATAGAAGTTTCAAGGTTTGAAAAACGAACTCCAATAAGGTCGGCAATTTCACGAAGAGTCATTTTTGCAACTTCGTTATCAACAACCAGAGACACGGAAGCAGTTTTAACAGCAGTATTCATAGTAGTAACAGTATTCATAGTAGTAATTCCCCTTAAACGGTTTTGCGATAATGATATTGATCCTCCTAGTTCCGGCAGCATCACCGGAACAATTTTATTTATAAGAAGTTTTTATCTCATTTAGATTCAGCAATCGCGCGATCAATTTCTTCTTGAATGCGACGCTGGCGTTCATGGAAGTCAACCATTGAGAAATTCAGGTTTGGGGTCCACGGTTTGCGGTTCGGGTTTTTACGTCCATCAATTTTCTTAGTAGTGTTCATAATTAACATCCTTTTTACAAATCTAGGTCAAATAGGTTCAAAGTTGTCAAGTGCAACAATCATAAAAAGTCATAAAATTTTGTCAATACCCCTTGACAAGACGCCAAAGGGTTGACCTAACTTACAGCATATCTAAGCCTTCATCGTAACCGTAGAAGCCATTCTGAGAAGAGAAACAGATTGGTGCGTAGTCGTCGTCATCTTCGTCTTGTTCATCTTGTTCTGGGGCTTCCTGAGCGGGTTATTTGCCGTAGTTAAACATTGCTTCATCCAGTTCATAGACAGTAACGAAGCTACCCAGATCAATGTCACCGGAACGGACTTGAAACGGCAGATCATCACGAACAATAATTGCTGGTAGATTCTGGTACTTTAAGCGTTCTTCATCGGTGAAGACGTTAACAACAATGGTCGGCTTCTTATTACGGCAAAACGCATACCATGCACTAGAGAAATGAGATTCATCAGAGTTGAAAAGAATGTTGTAACCACGTTCACGGAACATCTTCATTAACTTGTCATTGTGGAAGCTATCAGCATCAAAACCTAACAGGATGAAAGGAGTAGTGGTAGTCATTTTATGGTTCATAGTGGAAATCCTCTAAAAGAAAGTGAATCAATCTAATATTATTTATAAAGAGAAAATTCTTGTTATTATGAAAAGAGTGATTGTATTCAGTCGGGCAAAGCCCTCCTTCATGATTTGATTAAATCATCATCAAAACGAAGAAGTATCTTTAGAATATAAGAATCTTTCTTTTGGAGAAATAATAATCAGGAAGCAATTTAGCAACCGAAGGTTGCAATCCCGAAGGGATACCAATACCTTTCTAGAAAGTGATTGTTACTCACTTCGTTCGTTTACTAGAATCAGTTAGTAACTAGTATTAAATCCCTTTCTAAGAAAATCCTTTCAAAAGCGAGTGAACGCCGTAGGCGTGAACGTGAGCGAAGCGAACTATCCAATCCCTTTCGAATCCTGCTTGCAGGTCTTAGAAGGTGTTGATGGGCGCTTCGCGCACGGCTACGCCGTATTCTTTTTGCGAGATCTTTCTTGAACGTAGTGAGAGAAAACGAGCAAAAAGGAGAACGTTAGTTCGAATTTTATATTCTATGGTCTGTGGGGTGAAATGTCTTTCAAGATCATACAATTATGAGATTGAAGTGTAGGGTTAGTGTAGGTGTGTAGGTTTCATAGTGTAGGTTTGAGGGTGTTATAGTGTAGGTTTACTGGCTAGTGTAGTGTAGGCCAATCCCTTTAAAGCGTAGGTTTGTAGTGTAGGTTTTTCATCAAAAATTTTGATAGAAAATTCTTGTATATTATTTAACCGGAAAATCACCAAAAATCGCTGTAAATGCATGATTTAAAAAGAATTATCAAAAGGTCGCCGTGCTATAATAGGTTATAAAGGTTGATAATCGTTATCCGCCATTTTCACACAAAAATTTTGATAGTCATTTCTCGCTTAGGTCAAGTGTATTGACAACTGTCAAGGATTATTTTATACTTTTTCTCGTTGGTAGGGGTTGAAATTTTCGAAACAATCCCCATATTGATGATAAGCAAGATTTTTTCGTGTATAAATACATGCATGAAATGATTGTTCACTTCTGAAAATCCCCTGATTCACTGTTAACACATACGGCACTGGTTAAACATACAGTGCCTTTTCGATTGAATAATGTACGAATTGATTAATTATTAATCTTCTCTTTAGCAATTCGTGCTCCCACTGATCAGATATACAGTGGTTTTACAGGGTTTTCTGAAATGACTTTTATAAATAGAAGTATCGAGGGCGAAAAGCTCTTTTTATTGTCCTTATTAATCCACATTTGAGGAATCTACTTATGGCTAGACCTGTTAAGTTTACTCGTGAAATGATTGTTGATATTGCTAAACGCTTTTATGGCGATACTGAACGAGGCGGCGAGAATTTCTTTAAGAAGGAAGGAATTGATAGAAGCGGATTCTATAAGCTAATGAAGAAATACGAAATTCAGATAAAGATTAACGTTCAAGTTTGTTAATCCACTTTCACTGAGAATTATATGATGGCTTTAAAAATAAAAAGCCTCCCTTGTTGCAGCAAAGGAGGCTTGAAATGAACAATTAAAACTAACACAGCATTCAGGAGTATTTATAAATGAAAAATTCTAAGCGCATCACCTTCAACCTGTTTATTAAATCCAACGGCAAACTGAACATTACCGTCATGGAAGGTAAAGCAAGCAAACAAGACAAATCCTTTGAAGTAGTATCCGGTAAGACTCTGACCGAAATGCGTCAGAATGCTGGCATCAAAGACGGTGCTGAATGGCAGATCACTAACCGTTTCGACAAACGTCACGTTAAACCTACACTGGTAGAAGGTGAATCCGTTTATTGCTTCGCTCGTGCTGTTAAAGCCGATGAAACTTACTATCTCGCTGTTGTTAAAACTGCTTCCGGCTTCCGTGCTGTAATGCATCACAAGAGCAAGCGTAACGAATACGGCGTAGAGACCCAGGAAGTCGCAAAACGCTTCCGTACTGTTGCTACTGAATCCACTGTAAAGGATGTTTCTGGTACTGTTAACACCGCTAAAGGCGGTTCCTTCTACAACCACGCATTACAGGTTACTTCCTCCTTCTTCTGCAAAAAAGAAGCACAGAAAGAAGTTGCTCCGGTAGTAGTTGAAGAAGTTAAAGAAGAAGTTGCAGTGGTTGAATCTTCCGAAGTTGAAGCACTGAAAGCACGCATTGCTGAACTGGAAGCTGAAAACGCATCTCTGAAAGCTGAACTGGCAGCGCAGGAAACCACTTTCGAAGTAGCAGCGGTTGAAGTTGAAGCAGTTGAAGAAAAATCCATTGATGAAGAACTGGAAGAACTCCTTAACTATCGCTGGGGTAACGGTGAAAAAGTAGAACAGGAAGAACAGAAAGAAGCTGATCCGGTAGTAGTTCCGGTTGAAGAAAAATCCGCACCTGTTACTAACTTTGAATCCCTGCGCAATAACTTTATGGCTAAATTCAAAACCACTTGGGAAGATACCGAAGAAGAACAAGAAGAGATTGAAGTAAACGAAGACGAGATCCGCGAAGCACAGATGGCACTGCATGACGCTATCTACGACACCAACTACAGCGCCTACGCATACGCAGCTTAATAGAGGGGTGAATCTATGATGAATCAAAACAAAGAATTTCTGGGTAATCTGATGTTAGAAATTACCAAAATGAAAGAAAGAATGGTAGCGATGGAATCAGAGATTAAAACTCTTAAAGCTGATAATAAGGCGTTGAGAAAGTCCTTAAAGCTGATTGATGAGACTAATGCGGTTATGATGGGTCATGTATTCCCTGAGTGGCGAAATGAAACTAAACCTACACAACATAAGAAACTTACACTTCGAATTGTTGCATAAAAAAAAGGGACTCCGAAGAGTCCCTAGTAAGTTTAGGTTAGGTTTGCACAACAAAGATGAGGTTATAATGAACATAATGCTACATTATTCTTTAAAGCCAGAAAAATAACCGCCCCGAAGGGGCGGGAGGATTAATACTCAATCTATACTTGTTATGTTTTTGTGTTGTATGGATCACTGACTATGAAAACACTGTTTTTATGGCTTTTAATCGGGAACTCTCTTTCGAAAATTCCCTGTTAAAACCACATAAGGAGAAAAGGCAGATTACAATATTATTTAGTGTCTGATTTACAGCAACTAAAAAGAATAAACAGGATTAAACATACCAAGCCGTAAGGCGTACCGATTAGAAATTTGAAAAACACCACCAGCGATATAAAAATCAATTTAATGCCAGCGACGATAGTCAAAAACAGCAGAGTAGCAAAGTAGACAAAAAGATCCATAGATAATCCTCTTTGAAAACGACCATCATCTATAGTTCAATTCATCGATTTAATTAATGATACTTGAAAGCATTACACACAGCAGAAATGCCAATGTGAGCAAATGAATATACGATAGTTAATCCTACAGCCAGATAAATCAAAAATTCAACCATAGGTAAATCCTCAAATAAGAAAAAGGTTAGCGGGGGATGTTCTCCCCCGTAGACGTTGACCATCAACATCTTTCATACATTTATTTATAACGCGTTTTAAGACACATCAAATTCATCGTCTTCTTCTGGTTCTTGTTCCGGTTCATCCATTAATGGTAATTCTTCTTCCTCGTCTTCTCCCAAATCAGCATTTTCGAACAAGTCCCCTACTTCATTTAAACGACGCTCGATGATCTCCCTTAGCTTATTCTTCAATGTTTTCTGATCGGTAGCAGATTCGAGAATTTCTAAAGCATCGATCGTACAAATCTGCAAGATAGTCTGCTTCACCTTCCCACAATATTCAGCTAGCTCCTGTTCTACATAACCGACCGGAATCAGGAGGTTCATCGCTTCCTGGTTCTCTCGTTCGGCTGCATCTGCTAAAGCACGTTCACGGCGTAATTTCTCTACATCGATTTGTTCTTTGATAGAAGTTTGTTTAAGCGGGTTGATAATATTTTTCAAGACCCATTCTGTTCCTTCTTTGGCTGGCACGCGGCGGGTATTGGTGTTAAATGGCAATCCCCTTTCTATCCATCGCTTAGCGCCACCATTCAATGAATAGCCGTATAAACGGGAAATTTCTGTAAGGGTTAATTCTTCTTTCATTGGTTATCCTCCATTAAATTTGCGTAATTTTATTTATTGGTTTTACGCACAATCTAAGCGCCTAAATCGCATTCTAACGAAGGGAAAGATCCAGTAATGGTAAGGGCTAGGAAGTGGGTTAATAGTCGCGTAGCGACCGCGCCATGAGTGAAGTGATCACGTTTTAAAATCTCACACGCACATCAAATACCGGGGTGCCGAAAACTCCCTTTATTTCATCCGTGGAACAGTACCTTTTTAATTTGTCAAGCATTAATTTCTTAATTTAATTACTAAATCTCATCCCAATAATTGAAAAAATATCAAAAATCAATAAAGTAAGCATCTAAAAGTCAGTCCATACCAAAAGAGGTATAAAATGAAAAACATTATCGCTGCTATCGTGCTTTCTGCTACTGCTTTCGGTGCTGATGCTGCGTCCTTTGATTGCACTAAGGCTACTACCAAATCAGAGAAGTTTATTTGTGCTAACGAGTCTATCTCCGCACTGGATTCGAAACTTCATGAAGTATATGTTAAAGCTGTTAAGATTGATCCATCTCTGAAACAAGAGCAACGCAACTGGAATAAAACTGTTCGTGATACAATGATCAATATCGGGCAGATTCAGCCACTGGAGGCTGTATACAACGCTCAAATCCAAAACTTGATGAATGTATTATCTAAAGAAGAAACCGCGTCAGAGAGCGATTCAGAGACTTCTGCGAAGGTTGAAGAAGAACAACCGAAACAGGAAGAAGTAAAGAAACTGAATGTTACCGCGATTTACGCATGTACTACAAAATTTACATGGAAAGTTATCGATGGTGAGGAAACAGAAGCTGTAAAAGATAAACTCTACGGAAACAAAACTTTTGATAATAACGGCGGTAAACTTAAGATCAAAATGGTAGACGATGTTCCGGTATCTTTTGTGTATTCCGACAAGTATGATGTTTATAAATCAAGTCTCAAGCCATCTAAAGAGAATCCAAACGCAATGGAAGGTAAATCCAAACAGGATACTATTGGACGTGTTAACACTTATAACATCTGGGTAAGCAAAAAAGGTGACATGCGTCTTGAAGTAATTGAACCAAAATTTGATTCTGAATATAAACACACTCAATTTGCATGTGACATGGTAGACGCAGAGTAA